TGTAACTTATCTTCCCATCTCATTAAAAAATCTTTTAGTTTTACATCATCACCTTCATTGTACCACAGATGCAACAAAATAAGAGATTGTAAATCTGAATGAACTTTACTAATTGAGTTCATTACATCGTCTTCGTACTCCGTGTCTATAAAGTCTGATAACTTAATTCGTACTCTCATGGTTCTTTGCATCATTTTACTCCTGAGTCACAATGTTCTGTTTGATTAAACTCACACCACTTACAATTTTTCTTTGATGGTGTCTTAATATAAGTATGGTCTGTATTATATTCTCCATTAATAAACGACTGGTCTATGAATTGATTCAAATTAGTTATAACTTTGTTGACACTAGGTTTGCCACTAGCTGGACTAAAGGTCTGAACTCTACGTTGTGGAAAGTCTAATCCCTCATACAATTTTCTCTTTACAATAAAGTATTCTACATCAATCTTATCTAATGATATATCTTTTTCTACACCATAGAAGTGTTTGTATAAAAGTAGTTGGTCTGTCTTAGTCTTGTCAGCCTTTTGCCATTTGTTCCATCCCATAGTAGATGTTTTGATATCAATTATCTTATATCTATCTCTGACCTTATCATACATAACAACATCCATGTAACCAATAAACTTAATATCATTTGGTAGGTCATAGTTTATTGGAACTTCTATACCTACTAACTCATAACCTTTCTTACTAAAATATCTGTTTCTGTTTTTCTTAAACCAGTCTAATATAATTAACCCATGTGAATAAAATTCTTCCATATCTTTCTGTTCACAAAATATTTCTCCACCATTCTTATCCATTATTTGTTTGTAGTTACGTGTCATTCGTGTTAGTAACATTTTTTCTAATGGAAGAGCATCAGCCATCTTAGCGGTATCATTGTACATTATGGTTAGATATGTCTGAAGAACTTCATGCATTGAAGTACCAAACATGGTGTGTATACTATCTGTCCACTCACCCAACTTATCAACGTAATTTAATTTCCACTTGTATGGACAAGTTACCCATTGATTATACTGACTATAACTTATTTTCTTCATCAATCCATCCACTTTCCGTGATTAATTAAATGGTATACTCTATGTGTAAACATCTCCCATACCAAGCCAACTAAGGTATCTGATTTATAGACACCAGCTTTACAAATATAACTGTACACTATTTACCCCACTTACCATTCTTTACAATAGTAGCCATAATACCATAGTTACTCACGTCCAAGTAAGCATCTTCTAGTGGTTCATCTTTTACAGCTGTCTCTCTATTGTTCATCAACAGAGTTTTTACTCTTTGTAATTTATCATTCATACGAAACCACAAGCCAGTAAGAGATAAGTGTACCTCTTCTTTAGTTTGTAGTTGTGTGCCTACTGATATATTACCAGGACCGTAGTCATGTTGTTTATGTAAGAATAACTCATATTGTTCTCGTTGTAACTTACGAAACTCGGCAGTCATTTCTGGCCACTCTTTTTCCATTTTAGTTATTACATCAGAAACTTTTTCTGAATTAAGATTCTTAGTATCTTTTATAACCTTCATATTTCTCTCCAATTTATATCTAAATATACACAGAAAAGTGTATACAAGTCAAGTACTTTTTTTATAAATTACCTGAATTAATACTACCGACAACATTGAGTCCTGCATCTTTTATCTTACGTTCTTCTATTCCCCACTTTCTAGCAGTCTCACCTAACTCCATCATACCACCTTCTGTCAGCATTAGCATATCTATAGCATCTATAGCCTCTCTTCTACTAGACTCATCACTATTTCTCATAATGTTAATTAACCATTCTGGATATTTCATATCACTTTTCCCCTTTGTATATTTTAACCACTGCTTACCTTTTGGTAAAACATTGGTGTATAGTTTATATAACTCTTTTGGTTTTAAGTTATACTTTTGTAATTCATTTACTAAGTCAATCCACTCTGGTTTCATAGATAAAAATCTATTTACCATATAGTTTGAGAATGACTTCTTATCTTCTACTGAAATCTCTTCCCAATAATTAGGATTTTGAACCGCTGTTATCTGATTTATATGGTCGAACAGACTCTTCTTTTTTACCGAAGATTTCTTCCCATTTCTTTTCCCACTCATTCTGAGTTATTCCTCTTCTTAGTTTATCGCCTTTACCAGCACCTGTATTCTTTTTACTCATTGCCTTTTGGCATCATTTTTTCTGGCACTTTACCACAATTTCCACAACTAAATACCTCAATTGGTATTAAAGCTTCTTGACCTGATGGTGACATTAAAGCAGATACTCGTCTTATAAAGTAAGACTTTATAAAAGAATAATTACCACAATCATCACAGGTTAGAGATTCAGTATCTTCAATATGTAACTTTTTCTGTGGTGGTTTTATTGGTTTCATTGGTTTTGTACTCATTTTATTACCCCTAGTAATTCTATTAACATTGCCATAGCATTTATTTCTTTATCTGGTACTTGACCATCTGACAATTCATATCTTGCTATAATTAAAATACATTCTGCAACATGACCTTTACCCCAACCATCTACCTCATCATACAACAATCTAAACAAGTCAGCAAAGTCTGTAATCTTATTATCTAATAACAATTGTCTTATATCTTTGAATGCATTCTTTTTATTTTGTGTTTTTAAAATCTTTAACAACTTTAATTTATAATCGTTCTGTATAATACTTGTGGTATCTAATTTTAGTTTACCTTTAACTACGTTTCTTTGAGATGCATTAATAACTCTACGAATATCAGGATAACCACTATCTATCAGAACCTTTAAATCTTTCATATCAGACATAACGTTCTCTTTTAATAATATGTCGTGTATATGTATAGCCACTTCTTTCTTTGATGGTGGTACTATCTGAAACGATTGACAACGAGACTGTATCGGGTCAATTATTCTTTCCACAAAATTACAAGTTAGAATGAATCTACAATGTTTAGAGAATGTCTCCATAAGATTACGAAGAGCAGCTTGAGCATTAGGTGTTATGTAATCACACTCGTCTAAGATTATAATCTTGTAATCCTTGAAACCCATTGTGGAAGCAAAGTTCTTAACCTTTGTCCTAACAGTTTCTACATTGTTTTCATCAGAAGCATTGATGTATAGATAATCACATTCTATGTTCTTGACTAGTATTTTAGCGAGAGTGGTTTTACCTGTACCGGCTTTACCATATAATAAAAGGTGTGGTAAGTCTCCACTCTCAAGGTAAGCAGACACTTTATCTTTGAGATGTTCATTCCCAATGTAAGTGTCTAGGTTATCTGGCCGATACTTTTCTACCCATAATGTATTACTCAAATTTTTCTCCATATCCAAATTGGTTCACAAAATGTTTTGTCTTTTGTTTCTTCTGTTTTCTTTAAAGCTTCTTTTGTATAGTCCTCTGATTTAGCTGTACCAGCACCTCCACTATTTGGTCTTTTTGCTAGTTCCATTCCAATACAACCTTGATACTCTGAATCAGTAAATGTTGATAAGAAATTATTCATTGGATTACATATCTCCAACCAACTCTTAGACGATTTAGAACTAGAATAAACATCTGATATGTTTACTAATAAGTATCCACCACTTTTCACAGAACACCATAAATTTTTCAAAGTCTTCTGTAGAAAGTTTTCGTTCCACTCATCAATCTCTTTATACTTTACCCAACTCTGTGTATCATCGTAACTATAACGTTCAACGTTAAAGTAAGGTGGTGACGTAAATACAGTATCAAACGTATCTGTGTATCTTGTAAAATCTACCTCTTCAGCTGGACTACAAATAAATTCTACTTTTTTCTTGGGTTCAAACATTGTTCTATGTGTATCGTAAAACTCTGACTGTTCATTATATATTGGATGATTCTCTTTACGAGGATCGATACCAACATAATACTCTGATGTTTCACTTGCATAGAATCCAGCTAATCTATCTCCCCATCCAGCACTAAAGTCTAATATATTTTTACTACCCAATTTATCATACAATACTTTTGCAACATTTGGTTTGAACTGAGCACATATATACTTTCTCAAACCAATCATTGTTCTAAGTACATTACGATTTATTTTTGGCATCTTTAATGAATATGCAGAACCCATCAATGATGTCATAAACTTTTCATTTTCCCAAGTTCGTTGAGGACCTGGTGAAACTGCACCATCTACTGACCATCTGTTTTTCTGTTGAAAATGATTACTAGAATTATTACCAGCATTCAATCTTCTGAAGTATTGTTGTTTACCATCAAAGTTCAAATTGTAAGTGTATTCAGTTCCCTCACGTGCAAACCATTCACCATCAACTAAAACATCAGTATGTTTCATACCTTTTAGTTTTAAGTAATGCTGGTAAGCATCTTTCTTAGAGATTTCTGCATAGGGAATCTCATACGTCATAGCTACCTTTGCTAAACTTTCCTTTACATCTTGTTTTTCAAATGTATCTTTAATATAACTCCACTCTTTCTCATCAATAGAAAGGTATGGAGTCATACCTAAGAATTTGTCAAAATATTGAAGATACATTAATCTACATCTTGTACTGAAACTAGATAGTAAGTAGATATATAATCATCAATCTTGAAAGTTATACGAGATAGTCCTTGATCACTAACTTCAAATGTAGCACTTTCACATTCTTTATTTGCAGACAATACTTCTTTGAATATATTAGCGTTAAAAGATACATTTTCAATGTTAACAGATTCTGAAGTGGTAACTGGAATTGTAACTCTATTTGTATTTACTGTAGAATACCCAATAACAAGTTTTGTTCCATTTTCATCTGTAATAACTGTGAAGTTGTCTGTTTCGGATAAAGCTCCCTTACCTGAAATAAACTTACTAATAAAGTTTGGTGTAACATCAATCTTTAGTTGAAACTCAGGTATTTCTTTTAGTTGAGGTGGTTTGTTTATAACTGAAACATCACTCAACATATAGTTTACTGATGAATGTGCATCTGACACTTTCAGTGCTATTGACTTATCTCCTGACTTGACAACTGATATATTAATATCGTCATCTAATACACCTAACAATTTAGATAATTGTTCTGTATTGTAAACACCAACTTCACATTCTTCAATCTGTGATTTATCCATACTAAGTTCACCTAGTAATGTTTTATCACCTGATATGAATCTGGCTGATAGTTTATCTGATTTACTATTTAATACTATTGAATTTACTGTACCATTCAAATAATATTTACTTATGAAACGAGTTAATCGTTGTTTGTTCATTGTAACTTCTCCTAATTAAAACCATATATACATATATATAGTAGTTTGTTTTCTCAAAATCAAAAAAATCTTTCTATTGTTTTAGTAGCATCTGTTGGTTCATCCCAACCAAGTGCCTCATAAAACATCATTATTTTTTTCTGTAAAGCTTGCCTGTAAAGTTTACTTGGATTTATATTATCCCTAATAAACTTCATAATTTCTGGTGGATCCTCATATCCCTTGTAAGCAACTGTGTTAAGTCCTAGACTATTAGTTTTCAAATACACCCACTTTACTTTACTACCATTAGATATTTTTTCATACCTTTTATCTTGATTGTAGTGTATAAGTAAATCGTTGTAAGCTATAGCAGACTTAACATGAACTGGTGTTCCTTTTTTATATTCCGTAAACATTTTTCTATCTTTGTCAATGTATTTTTTTATGTTCTTTACACCAGTTGGTATTGCTATTTTGTCAACTTCCATAAGTCTCATACTGTTTTTGAAGTTAATGATAAACTTATCTAATTTTTCTTTAGGAACATCCATTAAAATGTCCTCTAGAACCTTACTTAACATATCTCTCATTGCAGTTGGAAAACTAGACCTAACAGTATCCAATCCCTTTACCATCATCTTGTTTACTTTTTTACCATTATCATTAATAATCTTTAGACCATATCTTTTCTTGGTAACAAACAAACCACTCTTAGCAATAACCTCTTGTTTGATATCAAATCTATGTTTATCTATGTTACAAAACTTTTTAGCAAAGTAATCATAACTGTTGTTGAGATATAACTGTACCTCATCAGCTATTTCTAATATAGCCTTAGACATTTTATCTTCATCTCTGATATTCAGATTAGGGAATCTTTTCTTTACTATCGGTGTTGCAGAATAGAAAACAGAATCAGTATCGATGTATATACAATGGTCTTTGGTATCACCAAGTTCTTTGTTGTAAAAACTATTAGATATCTTTTTAGTAAATTTAATCAAAGCTTGACCTGTGTACGTAACAGCTTCTGCATTATCCAAATCATAAAAACGAAATGTAGGTAAACCTAACACACCATACAACGAGTTAAGTATAATCTTCTGTAGATACTGTCTTCTATCAAAGTAATCTGATTTTTCTTTGTCTCCTTGTTCATGAAACTTCCTAGATAACTTTCTATATTCAACACGTTCATCGAACCATTTACGTAGTAAAGCTGGTAACAGTCCATCTTTGTCTGAACGATACATGACACCATTAGAAGCTACACCAATTTGTTTATTGTCTAGAAATCCTTTTAACTCTTTTTCGGTAAACCTACCCATCTCTTTTTCATTT